ACACATCAACCCTTTCCTCTCCTTTTTGCTGCTTGGGCTCCTCAACGGTGGCCTTCGTGCTACTCATTTGCTCAACGGCTTGTGCCAATTGCCTTACTTTAATAAGGCAAAGTTCTATTGTCTCATCGGTAACATCGCTATTACGGATGAACTTCTCGAAATTACGGATTTGTTCTTTAATCTCATCAATATTTTTTATTGACTTGATACCCAACATTGGTGTATGCTCATTAGCACCCCAAGCGGTCAAGGATGAACCCTCGAACAACATCACCTCATGTATCTCATTTGCGCTATCGTTCTTTTGCTCACGCAAAGTCCTAAAGCCAATTGAATGTTCACTAATTAGGCCACTCTCAACCATCTTCACGAAATCTTGACCCAATTGATGCTTTCCTACTTGTGAACGATAGAAAAGTCCATAATTATCCTCTTTCAATTCCATTATTTTGCCCAATGGCTTAGATGGGTCGTGGTTAAGCAAATGCTTAATCCTTCCTTTTGCATCCGGCCCCCAATCTTGGATTGACCTTTTAAATGCTCCTGGCATCATTATATCCCCATCGGAATCAACCATGCCAAAAGCACTAAAATATCCACTAACAATACCTTGCTTGGCATCAACATCTTTTACTTCAAGGCTTTGGTTTTTGTAAACGTATATCATACTTTTCTTATTATCTATTTGGTCTAATTTTCTTATTGCCCATTCTATTCCGGCATCACCCCCCCACGCATCCCACATGATACCTCCACATCCCTCATCATAAGGCACATCCTTATTTTGTTGATGCCTCTTAAATGATGCCATCCTCGCTATCGTGTCTCTACTTATCCTCTCTCTATTTGCGAGTTGCCTTGCTCTTGTCCAACCAACAGGAGTGCCACAACTGCTACCATTTTCTTCCTTATACTTCAAAGCCCTTTTGGCATTATTAGTCGCTGCCTCTGGGTAATCGTTATAAGTCTCCTCTTTTTGCGAGAATGTCTCTCCAAAGTTTTGTTCATCAGCCAAAAGCCCTTTGGCATCAGTAGTCTCTTTAGTTTCATCATCATCTTCTTGTGCTAAATAAGCCACATAAGCTCTCTCAGCATTTTCTCTTGATGTGTACATACACTCGCCTTCTCCGATCCTATAATTTCCGTTGCTGCACCTATATATGGGCATATCTATTGTTTTAATATTAATCGTCCATTTGCATCGCGCCTCGGCATAAAGCCTACAGTGCATCTGCAATTTATAGTAAATCCGGCAGGAGTGGTAGCATCCCCAGGGAACTGAGCAGCTATTATCCTACCCTCAATGTCTTGCGATAAGAAAGGCTCGTCATACCCCACTTGCTGACCGTCCATATGGTAGTGGTCAAAAGCGTTCCTCGGTATCCTCCTCGTTCTCCTATCCCTACTCGCTATCCATATCTTATCTACCTCAAAGTTATGGCTTTGCGCTCCAACCATCGTTGCATAATTAGTAGCCCTCATCACCTCTGTCCTCGCTATCCTATTGGCTCTGAATTTAGCATAACCATTCTCCTTCATTATCATCCTCGCTATCTCCTCATTGGTCATACCCTCCTCTATCGCTACTGCCACAAGCCTCCTCAGTTTATCCTTAGTGGTCTGTGTCATTTCAGCAACAAGAGTGAATCCATATTGCGACAAATATCTCACTATCGCTGTCACCCACTCGTCATTCAATCCAAATGGGTTTGCCGCCTTCTGACTCATGTTCCTCACCGCCCTATACACAGCATTCCCAAATAGCACCGCCGCCTCTTTGTATAGCTTGCCCATGATGGTCATTATCTCATCGTTCCATGCATAACTACCCATCATGCTCAAAGCCGCTTGTGGCTCCATCTTCAGCACATCATCAGCGAACTGACTAAGGTCTTTGAGTATCGCCTCCTTAAATAAAGAACTATACTTATCATCAAGCTGCTTGCGCAACCGCTCAACCTTGATCCAATACTCCTTGCGCTCTTGTGCGTTCATCTCTAAGTTTCTCTTTATAAGCTTTACGAAGAGACTCCATCATTCTGAACTCCACTACGCAAGTACGCTCGCTCTTCAGCTTCGGATATTTCATCATCACTATCCTCATTATCTCCTCGTCTGTAGTTAGCGATGTTATCATTTGAACTTCCATCATTGCCTACGCTTAAGTCCATCATGGCTTGCTCAAGAGGTATCAACCCTTGATTGATATATGTGTACTCATAAGCACCACCCATCTCTTGATAGTTCATAGCTATCCTCTTCTCATCCCATGTCAACCAGTTAGCATCACGCAAAGCTCTAACCATCCTCTCCATGTCCTGCTGCATCTCAGGAAGTGCTGTTATGTCAAAGTCGATGAACACATCCTCACCGAACACCGGAACCAAGAACTTATTGAGCTCATCCCTCAAATTGCAGCACTTAGGTATAATGGTGTTGGTGATGAGGTCTCTCATCGCGTTCTGATAATTATTATAAGAGCTTGTATCCACATCGAACAGCACGGCTGGCAATCCGAATACCCTACACCATTGATGCATCGACATTCTTAGCGTATTGACAAGCTCCATGTCAACGCTGCTCAATCCGAAATTAAGGTAGTCCCAAGGTGTTTGCAGCACAGCCACCTTGCCCTTATTGTCAACGGTATTGATGTCCTCGTTAACCGCCCTCTTAATGATATTTGCTTGCTCAATAGTAAAGCTCGGCACTACATTGCCCAAAGGCTTTGGAGTGATAGCTCCCTTCGCACCACCATTGCCCGTCATCATCGCACTTGCATCAGAAGCGTTATTGCTCATCCGAAGTGTCTTATAAGCAGCTCTCAGCGGAGACAACCCTCTCAAGTGCGTTCTAGTCACATCATTGAAGTCAGGGTTCCATGTTTTGAACTGCATCACCTGATCTTTCGGCAAATCAATGCCCATGCCTACCATCAGCTTGTACGCCAATATTCCGTACAAATCATTTGGGTCAGGGTAGATGTCCAAGAACTGAGTGGGTAGTACGTTAAGTTCGACGAATTTGCTCCCTGGTAAACCTCCATTGTTAGCGTATACATTTCCTTCTCCGCTTAAAAAATGATAACCAAATAAATTCTCAAAAAACTGGTCTTGCGCTTGATAGCTGTTAGGCTTCTCCAACAACCTCGCAAGAGGGCTGCCCATGACAATATTCTCAGAGTAAGCGTTCTTCCTCTCTATCAACGCCCTCTCATACGCTCCTTGGTTAGCAATGCCCTTCGACAACTGCTTGTATCTCATCAAGCTTGTCCTTGCCTTCGAGCCGCTGTTCATCTGGTACACATACCAAGGTATTGAAGCCGCCTTCCTTGCTAAAAAGGATACAATGGAGTACACATCTGCGTTTCCAAGGTATCCTTCCGTTACATAGCTCTCGTTGGTGTAGTTCTGTAAAACAGCTCCATTGATGCCTACAATATTCTTGCTATTATTCTGATAAGGGTCAAGACCCTTTTTTCTGCTCAAAAAATCAAATAATCCCATATTGTTATATTGCCCCCCAAGTTACTGAAGGTATTGTTAATTTACTAAATATTGCATAGCGTAAGGCATCAGTTATGTGGTCATTGAACTTAACAGGTGCATCCAACTTATTTCCGTTCCTATCCGTCTTCCACCTATAATTCTTCAATTCCTTTAGTAAATTTACAGAATCTTGTTGTATAAACAATGGAGTGCCTTTAACCGTCCTAATTCCCTCCGTCACATCCTTGTTCGCTGGCTTCGTGTTGAATCCATGCCGCGACAGCTCCTCAATCGTTTTTGGCTCCGCAGCATCACAATATATCTCATCGTATTTGTCAATGCCAAGATTGGTCAGTCGCTCAATGAGGTCGGCTGTTGTCAGCCTCGTCTCGTACAATATCTCCTTCGCATAAGCCGCATTCTCCTTGAACGTAACTTTCACCAATGCCGTTGGTACGTTGAAGCCAAAGTCAAGACCATAAACCGTCTCACCCTCCTCGGGCATATTCTCAGTAGTCCTATAATGCGTATATATCAAGTCCTGACTCAAGCCCCTCTCACCCAAGCCATATATCTGCCAATAGTTAGGGTCTGCGTCCTTCAACCTATCTAACTCGTCAACCAATTCTTTTGGAAGGAAAGGATTGTCGCGGAAAGTGGTAATATGGAAATCAGCATCATCCCTCGGTATCACATCATCGTAAATCCATGACGATACATCAGAAGGATTGTAGTCTATCACTATCTTCCCCTCAGTACGCATGATCAACTGCATCCATGCCTCATAAGATAGCTCATTGGCCT